CGTGGAGAGCGCGCCAGAAACAATGATCGACCCGGTGCCGCTTGATGCGGTGCCAATGGCAAAGTACGTGATCGTATTGCTGCCGCCCGTGCACTCAGGGAATGTTACGGTTGCAGTGTTGCTGATCGTGCTCGTGCTGCGCGTGAATCCGGCCGCATCGCGCGTGACCGCTACCCGCGCGTAGCTCGTGTATGTCGCCTCGCTCGTGGTCTGCGTGCCCGCCTCGCCTGGGTCGGCGGTGTGCAGCGAAACGTAGAAGTTTCCGTCTGCCGCCGAAGGTTGCAGGCCCGAGGCGTCGCCTACGTTTGCCCACGCGGAATTGAGAAACAAAAGGTCGAGAAGTGCGGCTTCCGCCGTGTTGGACATGCTCATGGCAATGTGATGCTTAGTGAATCAATTGATACGGTGCCGCCTGCGGTGAGGTTTGGTTCTGCCATCGTCAGCTCTGCGCCGACTTCGCCGTCCATCAGTGCTGCACCGGCGGACGAGTAGCACGCGAACCACGCGGCTTCGCCGGTCAGATCCGCCTCGCCATCAGCAATGCTGGTGGCCGTGATCGTGCCGCCAGACGGAGAGCCGAAAGCCGGACTTGAGAGCGCACACTGCGCGAGTTGCAATCCGCCGCCGATACCTCCGAGGGTTGCGGGCAGCGGAGCTGCGTAAAGCCGAACAGTGCCGCCATTGAAAAGCGCGCCGAGTCCAGCAAGTGCTGCGTTTTTTGCTGCTGTGGAGACGCGGGCCATTACTCAGCCCTCCGTTCCGACATCTTGCCGGTGAGTTTGCCTGACTTGTCCCGCGAAATGTCGATGACCATGTCCACCGGGTCCCGCCGCTTGGCTTCAGGCATGACGTTGTGGTTCTCGACGCGGACCTCTGGTGCCGCCACGTTGACCACGGCGGGCGCAACATTTACCACCGGAGCAGGCACGTTGACCACTGGAGCGGCGTTCTTCACCTCGACCACTGGCGCCGGCACGTTGACCGTATGCCCTGCCTGCGGGTTTGAGATGTTGACCGGGACGGACACATGTACGCTTTCCCGTACCATCGGCTCATCCTGCGGAGTATCGGGCGCGTTCTGCTCGAACTGCCCGAGCCGCGTGAAGTTCAGCGGCTGCATGTAGGTATCGCCACCCTCGATGCGGTTCATGTTCTCCAGGTCGCGGATGTCATTCGACGAAAGCCAGCCGCCTTCGCGTCCTACCTTGTAGGAGTTGAATCGCGAAACCGTGTCGCCGCGCATCAGCGCATCCAGCGAGTACTCAATGAAGTACTCCCGACGCTCGGCCGGCGTGAGCAGTGCAACGTTCATGCGCTGCTCCCACTTCACGGCCCAAGGACGAATGCAGTCGGTGACGAACTCGATTGCCTGGTGCTCGATGTTCGAGAAGGTGGCCCCGCTCATGTCCTGAATCTTGTGAATCGGAACTCGAAAGATTCTGGCGATTTCGGGGGTTTGAAATTTGCGGGTCTCCAGGAACTGCGCGTCGTCATTCGACATGCTGACGCCGACGTACTTCATGCCGCCGTTGAGAATCGCCATCTTGTTGGCGTTCTCTGCGCCTGCGTGTGCGCGGTTCCATTCCTCGCGCAGCGTCTTCAGCTGCGCATCGGTGATGCCTGCCGGAGCCTCCAAGAGTCCGGACGGACGCGCCCCGTTGGAGAAGAAGCGAGCGCCATGGTTCTCGGTCGCAATGGCGAGGCCGATTGCATTCCGGGCGAGAGTGATCGGCGAGTAGCCGACCACGCCATCCGGCCCAAGCCCGCGAACATGCAACATGCCGTCAGGGGTAAAAACCTCCTGCGGACCGCTCACATCCTGCACGCTGTACGTTACCTTGCCTGCCCGCTGAAAGACTGAAACGCGGTCAGGGTGGACTGGCTCAAGCGCCCGCACGATGCCCGCCGTGTCGCGCACGATCTTGGCGTAGGCGTTGCCACGCAAACAGAGATGCGCTTGCATCATCTCGCGCCATTCGCACGAGGTGAGGAGGTCGTTGGGCGCATCGTGAAGCAGCCCGTAGAGCGGATGATCAATCGCCCGCTCACGCCCGCCTCCCGGCAAGCGCCGGTACACATGGAGCGGCAGTGTCGAGACGGTGCCAGAGATGACAGCTACGCAGCCGTAAACAGCCGATGCCTGGAGCGAGGTTTCAGGGGTAACGCTGACGCCCGAGGAACTCGACGCGCCACCAAAAATCGAAGACCAATTGAAAGCCGCGCTTGATGGGTGTGCCCGTGCTTCCGCCGAGCGCTGGGAACGCGCCTGATCTGCGGCGAGGAGGTCGTTTGCGGTGCGCGGTTTGCCCACGCCTCAAGCGCATCCTCAGTGCGCGTGCCCGCAATGATGCGGTATTTGACGTTACATGACGGAGATTGACGGACCACGACGCCCACGTGCCGAGTTGGGGCGCTGCACGAAATGCGGATGATCGCGCAACCACTGCATCACGCCGTCAACCGTGGCCCGCCCGTCAATGAATGTGCCGTCCCGATCCGACTCTGATTGATGGCGGATCGCGTAAATCCTTTCCACCTTCAGGACGAGTCCGCGCTGTTGCTGGACTTCGTGCGCTAGCTCCTTCGGCCATAGGTACAATTGAGGCGTGGTCATTTTATAGGAATGAAATTGTCGGCGGTGGTGGCGGCGCAACCGATACCATGTCATGCCCAGTGGCCATGATCGCCGCAACCACGCCGTCAATACGTTCGCGGCTGCGCTTCTTGCTCGGCTTGATGTTGCCGGCCGCGTCCTCCTCCTTCGCAACGTGGCCGATCATCCATCTCACCACCTCGTTGCCATCGTGCAGCACGTCCTTGCGAGCAATACGCTTCTCGAACTCTTTCGCGGCCGGCGACATTGAGGCGTAGCCCTGCCGGAATGAGATCATCGGGACGCCTTCGCCTTGGAGGTTGGTCGCGATCTGCGTTGCGTTCCACGGGTCGTAGGCCAGCCCGCTGAACGGATTCTCGGCGTGCATCGCCAGAATGTCGGCCTGGATGTAGTTGTAATCGACGACGTTCCCGGGCGTCACGCGGATGAGCCCGCGCCTGATCCAGACATCATACGGCACGCGGTCTCGCTTGACCCGCTCGCGCATCGCATCCTCTGGCACCGCATTGGCGTGGCTGATTCTACTCAGCGCTCCCACTGGGCTGATGCTTTTGGCTTTCTACCTACTGGGCTGGAAGTTCATGGCTGTCTCGGCTCTAGCCTGCGCTTGGATCGCGGCGACCGCATGGGCTGCCAATCGACTATCAAAAAGTTATCTGGATTTCGCCCAGCGTAAGCACACCACGTCTCCACGCGTCGGTGAGAGGAGGGCCGAATAGTGGGCACCCGCGGACCAATCGGAAACAGCGGACGCCAGTCGATCCAGTACACTGCCGGCCGGCCCAAGGCGCCGGCGTGGCTGTCGGAAGACGGGCGGCGCGAGTACGTGCGGGCGGCTCGGTTGATGGGCGACACGCTCACGCTGGCCGACATGGCGACACTGGCCATGTACGCCGAGGCTTACGCCGACTTCGCCCGGCTCACCATCGAGATCCGAAAAGAGGGCGTGACCGTGGTGCTGACCAACGGCGTTGTCGCGAGCAACGCGAAGTGCGCCCAGCGCGACGCGGCCGCGAAGCGCATGCAGTCCGCGGCGGCGAAGCTTGGCTTTTCTCCCGTCGATCGCGCCCGGGTGCCGGCCAGCAGCAAGGTCGCCAAGGACGAGTTCGACCAGTTCGTGAAATGATGGACGATCCGGTCACAGCCTACGCGAAGCACGTCGTCAGCGGCGGCCGGATCGGCTGCAAGTACGAGGTGCTCGCGTGCCAGCGTCACCTCGACGACCTGGCCGCGGGCGAATTCTTCTTCGACGAAGCGGCGGCTCGCGCGGCTATCGGGATTTTCCCCAGGCTCCGGCACTACAAGGGCAAGTTCGCCGGCCAGCCGTTCAAGCTGCACCCTTCGCAGGAGTTCATCGTCGGCAGCGTCTACGGCTGGAAGATGCGCGAGGGCGGGCCGCGGCGGTTCACCTCGGCTTACGTGGAGGAGCCGCGGAAGAACGGGAAGACCACCCTGTCGGCCGGCGTCGGAGTGCTGGGACTGCTCGAGGAGCGCGGCGCGGAGGTTTACTCGGTCGCGACCAAAGAGGACCAGGCTAAGATCGGCTGGAAGGATGGGCGGGCGATGATCAAGGCGAGCGATTCGCTGCGCAGCCGGTTCGCTCTTCGGGTAAAAGAGATCCGGTGGGATGATCGGGATTCGGTCTGGAGGCCGCTCGGATCCGACTCCGAGACGCTCGACGGCCTCAATCCATCGCTGGCCCTGATCGACGAGCTCCATGCGTGGACCAATCGCGATCTGTTTGACGTGATCGAGGACGGAATGGGCGCCCGCGAGCAGCCGCTCATCTTCATTATCACGACGGCCGGCGTCATTCAGGACGGCATCTGCATGGAGCGCCGCACGCTGGTGATCGAGGTACTCGAGAAGCGCATCGTCAACGGGCGCGTCTTCGGGATCATTTTTTCGGCCGACAAGGGCGACGATCCGCACTCGCCCGCGACCTGGCGCAAGGCCAACCCCCTGCTCGGGGAGGCGAAGAACGAGGATTTCATGGCCGAGCAGTCGCGGCTTGCCCAGCAATCCCCCGGCAAGCTGAACACATTCCTCACAAAGCAACTCAACATTTGGGTACAGCAGGCCAAGCGGTGGCTCGATCTCGACCAGTGGGATGCGTGCAGGGGTGATCTCCCGCCGACTGATGGGCTGCAATGCTCAGGCGGGCTCGACCTCTCGACCACGATCGACTTGGCCGGCCTGTCGCGCATCTTCCGCGTCGGCGATCGGCGGGTGATGAAGTGGCTCTTCTGGATCCCGGAGGACTCGATGCGTGAGCGAGTGAAGCGCGACCGGGTCCCGTATGATGTTTGGGTGCGGGAAGGACTGATTCGCACGACGCCGGGGAACGTCGTCGACTACAACATCATCCAGGCTGATATCCTGAAGCTGCACTCTGAGACCCCCTTTTGCGGGCTGGCGTATGACCCATGGAACGCGACCCAGATCGCGACGAATCTGCAGGGTGAGGGCCTGCCCATGATCTCATTCCGTCAGGGCTACGCATCAATGTCCCCCGCGGCGAAGGAGTTTGAGAAGCGGATCGCGCGGAAGGACATTCTCCACGACGGCAACAAGGTCATGCGCTGGATGATCGGCCACGTCGCCAAGGAGGAGGACCCGGCCGGCAACATCAAGCCCTCGAAGCGCAAGAGCCGCGAGCGTATCGACGGAGTGGTGGCGGCCATCATGGCGACTGGGCACGACATGGTCGCGCCTTCGTCGGTGGTTGGCCCTTCAATCTTTTCATTGTAATCATCGCCTACCGTTCAATAAACATATGACCGACTACTACTATTGGCCGAAAGAGTTGGCGTACCAGGTGGAGCTTCATCGCAAAATCCGCCTCACCGTGGATCGCATCAGGCGCATTCGGCGGCAGTCAGAGCAGGATCGCGACGGAACATTTATCGACGGCAGGGCAACCGTTGACGGCCTCATGCTTTGGCTGCGCGATCACCCAGGATTCACCGAAAAGCCGAATTCTGTCCGCGCCCGTCCGTGCCCAACAATTTCCGTCCTTTAATGTTCGATACGGTCTGATTGCGCGAGCGTTTTGCGCGCAGATCGTCAGTGCGTGGCCGATCCTGCCCGCACCCAAGACAAGTCACTGGTTGCCCGCCTTCGCGGTCTCTTTGGCGCGCCACGTGCTCAGGACTCCACCCTGGCTAATCCCGATGAGTGGCTGATTCGAGCCATCCTTGGATCTGCGACGGCCGCTGGCGTTACGGTTTCTCCGCTCGCAGCACTCGGCGTCCCGACCGTCTATGCGTGCGTCAACGCGGTCTCGCGCTCAATGGCGAGCATCCCGCTGAAGTTGTATCGGCGCTTGCCAGATGGCGGCAAGGAAGTGGCGGCGGACATGCCGCTATACTCGCTTCTCCACGACGCCCCAAACACGGAGATGACGAGCGTGGACTTTCGGCGCGCGGTGCAGGCAAACGCGGCGCTTCGGCAAAACGGCTATGCTTTCATCGTGCGAAACATGATGGGCGAGGTTGTTGAGCTTCAGCCAATCCCGAACATCGACATATGCCCCAAGCGCGAGGACACCCCCGCAAAGACGCTCTACTACGAGGTCAAGGGCAAGCGCGTTGAGGCCCGCCAAATCCTTCACATCAAGGGGCTCACCTTCAACGGCGTTGCCGGTATCGATTCAGTTGGCACGGCACGCGAGGCTATCGGGCTTGCGGTCGCGCTACAGGATCATGGGTCTCGGTTTTTCGCCAACGCTGCGACGCCGGCCAATTCTGTCGAACTGCCGATTATGACGCCCGCGCAGGTTGAGGCGTTCAAGGAGCAGTTCATCAAGCTCAATACCGGGGCGAATAAGCACCGCACGACCTTTTTGACAGGGGGTGCAAAGCTGGTCGGGGCACCGTCAGCCGACAACGAGAAGTCTCAATTCCTTGAGGCGAAGATCTATCAGGACAAATGCATAGCCCAAATCTTCGGCGTGCCCCAGATCAAGGCGGGAATCACCGACGCGGCGCATTTCAACAACGTAGAGCAGGAGAATCAGAACTACGTTACCGACACGCTGATGAGCTGGGCAGCCCAGTGGGAGCAGTCGCTCAATCAGAAGCTCCTCTCGGCGGCACAACGCCGTGAATACTTTTTCTCATTCGTCTTCGAGGGACTGCTCCGCGGCGACATAAAGACGCGTTACGAGGCATACCAGCTTGGCATTCAGAACGGCATTATCAGCCGCAACGAAGCCCGCGAACGCGAGAACCTCAACCCCGTTCCCGGCGGCGATCTGATGATCATCCCGATGAACATGCAACTGCTGGATGATTCCGGCAGGCCGGTGCAAGCACCCGCAAAAAACACATCAGCGCCCGCATCCGTATGAGCAAGCCCATCCCATTTCCCAAGAGTCGAGAGGGTTCAAAGTGGTTCGAGATCAAGAACGCCACCGAAGAGAGCGCCGATGTCTACATCTATGATGTCGTTGGTGATCCGTGGGTCGGCCTGGATTCCGCGACCGTCGTCAAGCAGCTCAACGAGCTGAAGACAAAAAAGATCAGCCTGCGCATCAACTCACCAGGCGGTCTCGTGTTTGACGGCATGGCGATTTACAACGCCATTGCCCGCCACCCCGCGGAGGTCACGACGTACATCGACGGGCTTGCTGCCTCAATCGCCTCCGTGATCGCGCTCGCAGGCAAGCGCGTAGTCATTGCTGAAAACGCGATGATGATGATCCACGAGCCGTGGTCATACGCAGTCGGGAATTCTGCGCAGCTACGCAAGGAAGCCGACGTGCTTGATCAGATCCGCGAAACGATCATCAACGTCTACGAAACTCGCACCGGCGAAAATCGCGATGTGATCGCGAAGCTGATGGCTGATGAAACTTGGTTCACCGCTAAAGAGGCGGTCGCAGCCAAGCTCGCAGATGAAACCGCTACCGGCATGAAGGCTGCCGCGTGCTTCGACCTTTCCGTGTTTGGATACACCAAGGCGCCAGCGCCTGTGTTGTCCACGCCGGCCAATTCCTCAACGACGCCCCGCAGCCTCCTTTTCCGGAGGCAGGCGCTCCACGAGAAACTGTAACCCAAACCACACGTCACCATGACACTGCAAGAGAAGATTGATAAACGTGCGGGGCTCGTCGTTCAGATGCGCTCCCTCCTCGACGCGGCTGGCAAAGCCAATCGCGATCTGTCTGCCGATGAGCAGACCACCTACAACGCGATGGAAAAGGATGTCGACTCACTCGGCAGCCAGATCGAGCGCGAAAACAAGCTGGCGTCTGCTGAGAGCCATCTGCGCTCACAGCGCGACGGAGCCTACAAGGCTGACCTGAAAGAGTCTGGCGGCAAGCGTCACGATCGCCTCGCTTTTCGCCGTACCCCGGAATACCGCGACGCCTTCGAAGGCGGCTTCCTGCGTCTCGGCAAGAACGGAATGGGTCCCCAGCACTTCAACGTGCTCACGGTCGGCTCCGATGCTGACGGCGGCTACCTCGTACCCGAAGAGTACGAGAACACCATCATCAAGAAGCTGTACGAGATCGATCCGATTCGGCAGTACGCGAACGTCGTCACGACTGCCTCGGACCGGAACATCCCGGTCCGCACCGGTATCCCGACCTTCTCGTGGCTCGGTGAAGGCGCGACCTACACCGCCACCAATCAGACCTACGGCACGGTGCTGATTCAGGCGCACAAGTGCGGCGGCGAAGTCATCGTTTCCGAAGAGCTGCTCCAAGATTCCGGCACGTCGGTTGAAGTCGAAATCAACGAGGGCGCCGCCCTGGCGTTTGGCGAACTGGAATCCACGGCTTTCGGTTCCGGGACTGGCGTCGGCCAGCCCATGGGGCTCTGGAACACGACGGCAGTTTCTGGCGTCAACATTCAGGGAATCACTGGCGACGCTTCGGCCACGGCCAAGTATGTGCCGGACGACTTCGTCAACCTGTTCCACAAGCTCGGCGTGCCGTATCGAGCGAACGCCACGTGGCTCATGCACGATGACGGCGTGAAGCTGGCCCGAAAGATCGTGACCGGGATCAGCGGAGACAAGACGTACATCTGGCAGCCCGGCCTGACGGCTGGCTCCCCGGACACGATCCTTGGCCGTCCGGTTGTTGTTTCCAAGGGGGCGACCGCACCGGCCGTATCGGCGAAGTCGATCCTCTTCGGCAACCTCAGGGCCTACCGCATTCAGGACCGCCTCGGCATGTCGATGAAGCGGCTCAACGAGCTCCATGCTCTCGCCGGCCAGATCGGGTTCCTCTTCACCAAGCGCATGGACGCGAAGTTGACGGACGCAAACGCGATCGTCGCTTTCACCCATGGCGCAGCCAGCTAACCCATAGGAGGAAATCACTATGCAACTCAGCGTTAACGCCAAGATTGTACCCGCCTTCACCACTACCGAGGGCGCAGCCGCAGCGACGGCCATCACCGGTGCGACCATCGACACCCAAGGCTATGGCCGCGTTTGCTTCATCGTTCCTATTGGAACCGTCGTGGCTGGAGCCGTCACGTCTATCAAGGTCCAGCACGATGACGCATCGGGCATGGGCACGGTCGCGGATGTCGTCGGCAGCTCGCAGACGATCGCCGATACCGATGACAACACGACTCGCTATGTGGATTTCAAACCCACCAAGCGATATGTTCGGCTCTACGTCAGCCGGGCCACGCAGAACGCAACGTTTGGCGGCGCTACCGCCATCCTGACGCAGCCGTTCAGTGCGCCCGTGACGCAGCCGGGCACCGTGACCGGCGAGGCCATTGCCTCGGCGATCACCGGCACCGCCTGACCCGAAGTCGTTGAACCCAACCCTCCGCGCCATGCGCCAACTCCGCAAATTGACCGACACGCCCTCCGAGCAGTTCTTGCTCGAGGCGGCGTTGTCGCATCTGCGGGTCACGGATGGCGCGGAGGTTCCCATTTTGCTCCAATACCTGGCAGCCGCTCGGGAAGTCTTCGAGCGGCTCACGGGTCGCGCTCTGCTGACGCAGACCTATGAGCTCGCCATCCCCGACTGGAGCGACTCGGGGCTCATTTCGCTGGACCGCAACCCGGTATCGGCAATCACCTCGGTCAAGTACCTCGACGCAAACGACGCCGAGCAGACTCTGTCATCGGCCAACTACCTTCTGCACACCGCAGAGGACGCCGCGGCGGTGCTCACGTTTCGCAGCACGTTCTCGGAGCCCACGATCGCGGAGCGGCACGATGCCGTCCGCGTGGCTTTCACGGCCGGCGCATCGAGTTGGGCATCCGTTCCCTACTCGCAGCGTCAGGCCATCCTCTTTCTCGCGGCTCATCTCTATGAGGTGCGCACGCCAATCAACATTGGAAACATCGTGAATGATATTCCGATGACGCTGACCAGCCTGATCACCATGAACCGCATCGGAGGCTTCATCGGATGAGCGTGCCGACGATCACCACCACTGTCTTGGCCTGCACGCGGGGCGATACCGCCTCGTGGGACGTGGCCGTTACGGATCATGCCGGCGCTGTTGTCAATCTGACGGGCGCGACCGCGTACTTCACGATTCGCGACCTGGAGCCAGTCGCCCAGTCAGACGACACAGATTCGGTTCTTCAGGTCTCCAACTCATCCGGCATCGAGTACACGACCGCAGCGAGCGGCCTAATGCGGATCACGCTGACCGCCGCACAGACGCGCGCGCTGTCCCCGCGCTCCTACTTCCACGATCTCCAAGTGATCGACAGCGGCGGCAGCACCTACACCCCGGCAAGCGGCGTACTTTTCGTGCGCAACGAGCAGACGCGCCGCACCTCCTGACCATGATCGCCACCTTCACGGCACGGCACTGGACCGCGACGCTGACGCCATTCACGAGCCTCAATCTCATTCCGCGTCTCCTGCTGGAGGACGGCTTCCTGCTCCTGTTGGAAGATGGATCGCGGATGCAACTGGAATAGCACCATGGCCGACTCCAAACTCTCAGCCCTGACGGCGGCGACGGATCTCACTTCCGCCGAGTTCTACGTTGCCCAGAGCGGCGCCTCCAAGCGCGCGCCCGTTGCACTGCTGACCAAGTCAGTTGTTGGCCTCGGCAACGTGGACAACACGAGCGACGCGAACAAGCCGGTCAGCACGGCCACGCAGACCGCCCTCGATGCCAAGGCGCCAACCGCCTCCCCGACATTCACCGGCCCCGTCACCAGCAGCGGCGCCGTGGTCTCACCCGGCACCACAATGTCAGGGGTGCAGATCAACGTCGCGCTGCGTGACAACCTCTATTCTGCCACGGGCGACGTGACGTGGACGCACTGCGCAACGCCCGCCGTTGGGCAGGAGTACGGCGTCATCGTAACGACGGATGGCACGGCGCGCACCATCGGGCTGCCCGTGACGGCGTTCAGCGGCAATCGCGGTGGCGACATCACCGATATCACCTTTCCGGCGAGCTCGACGCACAAGGTGTTGGTTCGGCGCACTTCGAGCGGATACCTCATTTTCGGCGACCCGGTTACGGCAGCGCAGGCGAAGGCCGGACTGGCGATTGCATCCACCGACATCAGTGACTTCAACAGCGCAACCCGCGCACAGGTTGAGGCTGAACTTGTCGCGGGCAGCAACATCACGATCACGCCCGGCAGCTCTGGCACGACGCGTACCCTGACCATCGCCAGCACGGGCGGCGGCGGCTCAGGCGGTTCCATCACTCTCGACGACGGCACTGCGGCTACAGACCCAGCAGGCTCTGAAACCTTCGACGACGGCACCGCCGCAACCGACTAACCAAGCACTACCATGGCAATCGCGACAATCATTCAGCTCAAGCGCGACAGCGCGGCGGACTGGACCAGCAACAATCCGACACTTGCGGCCGGCCGTATCGGTATCGAAAGCGACACACGGCGCTTCAAGATTGGCGACGGAGCAACGGCGTGGACATCCCTTCCATACGCGGGTGAATTCTTCGACGGGCTATTCACCGAGGGCTCGGCTCCCTCTACGCCCGCGAGCGGCAAGGTAATTCTCTACGCCAAAACGGACGGCCTCCTGTACTCGAAGGACGACGCCGGAACTGAAACTCTCGTATCCGGCGGAAGCGGCGGCAGTTCGCTCGTCCTGCGAAACGGCTGGCGGTTCTTCGACGACTTCCTAGACGACGCCGTGCCGGACACTCCGTGGACCGTGTACACGAGCGGCACGAACTCGGCGGTGATTGCGGCCTCCACCCCTGCGACCAACCGGCCCGGGATTCTCGCGCTCAAGCCGGGCGTTTCTGGCTCTGGAAACGGTGCAGCCGCGTACCTCGGTCGGTCATCCTTCGCTTTTGGTGGTGGCGCCGTGACGTGGGAGGCGTCCATCAACATTGGCTCCGCGCTCAGTGATGCGACCGACGAATACGACATCATCATGGGGGCGACAAACGAGCGAGCCTCCATCTCTCAGGCAAATGGTGTGTATTTCGTCTATGACCGCAACGTGTCGGTGAACTGGCAATGCGGAGTCGCGCAGGCGAACTCCCGCACGCTCACCCCTACGTCTGTAGCTGTTGCTGCAAATACGTGGGTGCGGCTCAAGTTTGTGGTCAATGCCGCCGCGACGGAGGTTCTGTTCTACATAGACGACGTGCTCGTACACACTGAGAGCGGGGCGAACATCCCAGACTCCAGCGCGAACGCGACCGCGGCGGCACTCTTCACAATGGTTCGCTCGGCGGGCACGACGTACCGCGAGGCGAATATCGACTACGTCGACGTGCAGCAGACCTTCACGAGCGCACGATAACAGGCCATGGCGCTTTACCTGCCTCCATCCGCACGGATCGCCGACTGGACGCCCGGCGGCAATGTTGGCGTGCCGGGGGGCATTGCTCAATATCAGCCGGGCGGCGCCTATGCGCGGACGAATCTGCGCAACATTGTGACGGAGTTCGGGGCCGACCCGACCGGCGTCGCAAACTCAACGACGGCGATTCAGGACGCCATCAATGCGGCGGCAGAGGGGGATGTGATCTATTCGCCGAACGGAGACTATCGGCTCAACACCGGAGTCAGCACGGGGCTGACCAAGAAAAACATTTCATTCCGTGGAGAGTCGCGGGCTGCGAGATGGATGTACTACGGCTCAAGCGGCGCTTGCCTGCAATGCGGCACCGATGCCGACTACCTATGGACTCGAACCCCGCTGACCATCACCGGAGACCCGGAGAAAGGGGCAACAGTCCTGAACGTTGCGAGCACTGCCGGGTGGTCCTACTTGAGCAATGCGGGCGTCGGTCATATCGTACAGATCGCAATCGACAACGACCCGGCGCTGCCGGTGATTTCGTCGAAGGGTTTTGGTCGTCGTCGCACGATGAAAACCCGCGTCACCGCGATCACCTCAACGACGATCACCATCTTCCCCGGCCTCTATTTCGACCTACCATCGTCGCTGAATCCAGCGATCACGCAATCCCTATATACCCCGCAGGGATTCGGCGTCGAGTCGATGACGATCAACGGCGAGAACAGCACGAGCGGTACGGCCATGCTGAGGTTTTACGCGGCATTCAACTCATGGATGCACGACGTAGTTGTTACAAAGTCGCCGAACTTTCTGGCGGCGTTTAACGACTGCGTGCTCTGCGAGGCCCGGTATTCCCAGCTACTCGAACGGAAGACGGAGGGTCCGAATGGAGCAGGATTCTACATCAACTCAAGCACCGCGTGCCTGTTTGAAGATAACATTATCTATAAGATTTTCCCGCATGTGGAAATGAACAGCGGGTGCACGGGCAACGCGCTTTTGTTCAACTTTGCCGAGGAGAACGACATTGCCGGGGTGATGGGCGCGAGCATCAACACGAACCACAACCCGCACAATTCCTACACGCTGTGCGAGGGCAACGTGGCGTCCATCCTCCAGAGTGATGGATACTTCGGAGGCGAGTCAGAACTGACGATTTTCCGCAACTGGCTGCACGGGACATCGGACACTACCGACCAATTCGGGCGGTCAATTTCGCTGAACCGGTTTGCCCGTAACTGCAACGTGCTCGGGAACGTGCTCGGGCGGACGGGTACCTCGTTTGCCTACGACAACAATGGGGGCACCACGTCATACGGGCAGCATTATTGCTACCTGCTCGGACAGCCGAACATCGGAAACGGCGGTGGCTCAGGCACCGCGCAGCTCTCCACTGGCGACCCTTGGGCAGACTACGAAATTATCGGCACGCTCACGACGCGGACTAGCGACTCTGTCGGGGTGATTACACTTTCCAGCGGAACGGGGCGACTGACCACAGGCCAGACCGGAATCGGCATTTCTTGGGCAGGCGGATACCGCACAGACACCACGCTCGGGACTGTATCGGGCGCGACTGTCCCGGTATCTTCCGGAAGCAACAGCGTGCTCCCTGCAGAGGGTACGACCGTGCAGATGTGGCCGGGGTCAGACGGGTTTCAAGAGATTGACCTTGACGTTGCGGCCACCACGATCCGCAAAGCGAATTGGAACGCGGCAGACGCAGGTATCCGAGCAGCGGAGGCCCTCGACAGTGGCGACACCCTGCCGGAATCTCTCGCATACGCCACGCAGCCGGATTGGTGGCCCACATCACTCGCTTGGCCCCCGGTCAATCCGTTCTCTCCCGTGCAGAGCTACGACATTATCCCGGCGGGGTACAGGTGGCTAAACGGCGGCGAAGATCCGCCGGATGACCCATCGCCGGTATTTACTCTGCAACCGCAGGACGTGACGGTTAATTCGGGCGACGACGTGACGCTGACCGTAGCCGTTATAGGTAGCCCCACCCCCGACCTGCAATGGCGCTGGGGTGGTGAGGACATGCCCGGCGAGACCGGCACCTCTCTCGTGCTCACCGACCTGACGACGGGCGGCGTGTATGACTGCGTTGCGACCAATTCCGAGGGGACTGCCACGTCAGACCCAGCGGTCATCACGGTACTCTCTCCCTCTGGCAGCGGAACCGGAAACCCCCTCGGCAATCGCGGCAGCATCATGCTGGCGCTTGGAGCCTTTTGATCATGCTCACGATTCTCTTCTTCTTCGCGGGGCTCGGCGCCGGCTACTGGCTGGCGACGGCAACCATGCGCCCGAGTCGGTGGCGCACGGAGCTGCCGCCCGAGGACGTGGACCGCGGGCCGAATGCAGATCAAAGCTATCAGGCCGTGCTGCTGGGTGGGCACGACTACTGGTTCACGGCTGAGGAAGTGGCGGATGCGAATGAGAGGGCGATCAAGTACAGCCGATGAAGATCCTGGCCCTCATTGTTCTTTCGATGGCGCTGGGCGGGTGCTCCATCTTTCCGCGTGCGCCGAAGATCCAGATCGGAGACGCGAAGGTCGAGGCTCCGCGCGACGCCGGCAAACCGGCCACACTGGACAAGGGCGAAGTTCGGACCGCGTTCGAGATCCCAGCGCAGACGCTCATGCGCGTGGAAGAGATCGCGCCGACGCCAGCTACGGACACCGCGCCAGCACGACCCGCGGTCAAGCTCACGACATTCTCTTTCGGCGCGCCGACGCACTTTGAGCAGGTGGCCTCTACGTTGCTGGCCTCGACCGGCACGGTTGACACTTCAGTCGCCAAGAAGCGGATCGAGACGGAGAGCAAGGCTCCGCTGCTCTACGCGGCTATTGGTGCAGGCGTCGCCGCGGTGGTCTTCATGGTGCTCAAGTGGCCCACCGTCGCTCTTCTTTGCGGCATCGGCTCTGGCGCCTTCTTCGCCGCCTGGAGGCTGGCCGACATTCCTTGGTGGGCTGGCCTCATCGCCCTGACCGCCGGCGGCGCCCTGATGCTGGGCTACAAGCGCGCCGAGTGGGATGCCAACGGAGACGGCATCCCGGATCGTTTCCAGAAACCGAAACAGCCCGCCAACGCCACATGATCCCGCACATCCTCGCCGTCGAAATCGGCATCGAGACCATCGCCGCCAGCGTCGCCATCCTCGGCACCCTCTCCGCATGGATGGTGATCCCGTGGCGCGTCGGCTCGCTGGAGAAGCGACTCGAGGCGGTGGAGGCCAATGAGCGCGACCACTCCAGCCGCATGGCCGTGGTCGAGACGGAGCTCAAGAACATCAACGCCATCCTCACTCGCATCGAGCGAGTGCTGACCGACGGGCGTGGGTCGCCGCACGGGAACGAATAACCATGAACCCCGGCCAACTCGATCGCCTGATCACCGTGCAGAGCCTCGCCGAAACGCGAGACTCCGGCGGCGGTGTCGTGTCCACGTACACGAGTCTGCCGACGCAGATCTGGGCTCGGCGCGTTGACCGTGGCGGCCGGGAGTTCCGCACTTCCTCCGCGCTGAATGCCGAGGTCACGTCGATCTTCACGATTCGCAGCTGCGCCGGATTGACCACGAAAAACCGGTTCATCGACGGAGGAATCACCTTCGATCTCGTTTACGTGCAGCCACCCCAGCGCAGCGGATTTCAGGAGATCCAGGCGAAAGCCGTCAACCCATGACCTTCGAAGCACGCATGGCGGCTTATCTAGCAGACAGCACCATCACGGCGCTCGTCTCGACGCGCGCCTACGCGGTCAGCGGCGGTGAGCAGGTTGCGCTCCCGTATCTCGTTTGGCAGCGCATCGCGAGCGACGGCACCGACACCCACGACGAGGACGATGCGAAGCTCGAAGAGATCACCGTGCAGGTCTCGTGCTTTGCCAGCACCCACGCTGCCGCGGTCGCGCTTCGCCGCGCCGTCCGCGCCGTCATTGCGCGGAACCACGCCGCAGGCCCGGCCACCGCGAGCAACCTCCAAGACCTTGGCCACGACGACGACCGGCGCGCATTCGGCGTATCGATCGACTTCGCCATCTGGCACGACGACTCGACGGCGTAGCCCGACACTTTCAGTCCGACAAAACTCAACCACCGCTAAAACATCATGGCCCAAAAGAAAGCCGCCAAAGGAACCATCCTGGCATACGAGTCCGCAACCGGGCCGTCTGTCTGGAGCACCATCCCCGCTGTCGGGGATTTCGACCTGCCGCTCATCGGCACCAAAGACGAGATCGACATCACCTCTCACGACAGCACCTCGGAAGAGACGCTGCTCGGAATTGCCCGCACGCCGTCGATCAGCGTGCCGATCATCACGTGGGACGGTACGGACACGCACCACGCAGCAATGCGCACACGTGCCGCTGCCGACACGCTGACCAACTTCAAGGTCACCCACACCGACACCAAAGTCTCGACGTTCTCGGGTTACGTGAAAGGCATTACGCTTGGCCACCCGGTCAACGGTGCCTTTGGCGCGACCATTGAGATCAAGATCACGGGCGCGGTCACCTACACCTAAGCATGCCTCCGCTTTTCACAAAGGTCGCGATCGGTGGCCAGGTGGTTCAGCTCCGCGTCGCCGAGGAATTCGAGTGGCGGAAAGACACGCTCGAAAATCCGTCGTGGCTCGATGAGGACCGGAACCCGCGTATCCGCATGGCGTGTCTTTTGTGGTGCATGCTGGACGGTGCGCCCAAGGGACTCGCCACGGTCCGCGACGTGTGGGCCGCCTACGGATCAGCAAAGAACCAGGACGAGATTGACGCTGCGATCCTCCAGGCATGGCAGCTTGCACACCCGCCCAAGGAATCAAAAAACGCCGATGGCTCGACCGCATCGCATTCGGTGCCGTCGAGCTAGGCATCAAGCCTGATGACTACGGAACGCAATCAGCCGGGATCGTTCGGGCGATGGAGCGTGCGTGGGTCAGGCGGGAGCGCCGCGAGTCGGAGCGTTTCGCGGTTGTCGCCTACTGCGCAGCCGCCGCCGCTGGGTCGAAGGTAACGCTGGAAGAGATCAGGGCCATGATGCCCGCATATCAAGGAATCGAAGAAGAGGATGGCCAATAAAGGCACAGTCAGGATTGAGGGCGCTGCCGAGCTTTCGGCCATGCTGAACGCAATTCCCCAAGAGTTGCGCAAGGACATCATCACGACCGCCGTGCGATCTGCCGCATCTCCACTGGTGAAGGCTGCCAAGGCCATGGCAGTGACTTCGGTGGACACCGGCGCGCTGCGGAAATCCATCGGCTTCGTTGTCCGAAAGTACAAGTCAGGCGTGAATGCGGTCGCCGTCGTTGGCCCGCGTCGCGGGTACTACCGCAACGGAAGGAAGCTCGGGACCAAGGCCAGCCGAAAAGGCGCAGACTCCCCGGCGAAGTATGCGCACCTCGTTGAGCACGGCCACGTGTCGCGGAACGGTTCTTTCGTGGCGGGGCGCCCCTTCCTGCGGCCGGCTGTCGCGGTCGCTGGTTCGCAGGTCAAGAACGCTCTGATTGAGGGCGTCGGCAAGGGTATCGAGAAAGTCAGGGCAAAGCTCATCAAGCGCGGAATACACAAGGCTTAACCATGGCTTCCATCGGCAATCTATCGGCCACGATCACGGCCAACGGCCAGCAGTTCATCAACGAGTTCAAGCGCGCAGACAATCAGGCGCGCAGGACTTCTGCGTCCATCGCCACCTCGGCCAGCAAGATGTCCGGCGCGTTCGCTCGCGGCGGGCTGAAGGCGCTGGGGCTGGCTGAGATTGCCGGCTCAGTGCGCAATGAGGTTCGGTACATTCTGACGGAGTTCGACAAGATCAAGGGCATATCACCCGAGACGAAAGACTCCATCCACGCATTCAACTCGTCGATAAGCGACCTGCGTGAGAACGTGCGCGGCCTGGCGGCTGAGGCGCTGGCCGGCTTCGCCAACTTCGGCAGCAATATCGGGTACACGATAGGCGAACTGGTTTACGGCAAGGAGGCCGCCGACGCTGCCCGCAGCCAGGGCGAAACCGATGCGCGTCGAGCACGAGAACTCGAAGCGGCGAAGAAGACTGCCGAGGAGGTCAAGAAGCTCACGGAGGAAATGCGCGAGGCTGAAAAAGCCGCAGGCGCAGCAATGGCCGGAATCACCGGGGCCATGCTGGAACCGGCCGAACAGGCAGAGGCGCTCAATGCGAAGCTTGGGCGAACGATGATGCTGCTTTCGTCTGCCGACGGCTCGACGCCCGAGGGTATCAAGGAGCGCATCAAGCTTTTCGGAGACTTGACGAACACCGCGTCATCCCTCGTGCGCGTGAACAACACGATTGCCGAGCAGATGCGGGAACAGCAAAAGCTCGCTCGCGAAGTGGGCGGCGAGCTGGCCGGTTCACTTGAGAACGCTGTTTTTTCGGGAGGCAAGCTGCGCGACATGCTGAAGGGGATACTCGACGACATGCTAAGGCTGTTGTTCCGCAAGGCTATCACGGAGCCACTGGCTGGCGCGATAGCCGGAGGCTTTGGAAGTCTCTTTGGCGGCGCTCGCGCGGCGGGCGGACCGGTAAGCAGCGGCTCTGCTTACCTTGTGGGCGAGCGCGGGCCGGAGATTTTCGCCCCGAGTTCATCCGGCACAATTGTGCCAAATGGGAAGCTTGCAGGTGGAGGCGCTCGGAACGTGTACAATATCGACGCACGCGGGGCCTCAGTTGATGCAGTGAAGGAACTTCGCGCCATGATGTCCGCGATGAACGCCAGCATTGAGCCGCGATCCGTGGCGGCAGTGCGCGACGCAGACCGCCGGAGGAAATAACCATGGCCACGATCTCGCTTCCTAGCTCGACAGCCTGGCGTGATGTGACGCCGACCCACACGCGACTCGCGGGCGAACGCTCCTCGCCCTATACCGGGGCAACCACTCAACACGATTGGGGCGTGGAGACACAGACCTTCGAGTTCAGTGTGCCGCCTTGCAAGCAGACGACGGGGCTTCTGTGGGCTGAGGCTCTGCGGCAGCTCGCGATCCCGGGCAACACGTTTACGGCCGACGTTTCCAGATACGTGGGCACCGGCACGGCCGACAAGACCGCGCTGACTATGCGGCTCGTGCGCGGCTCCGTGCGACACTACGTGGACAGCCAGAAGATTCACACGATCAGCTTCACGGCCACCAAGAACCTATGAGCCGAGACATGACATCAGCGATGCAGAGCGCGCTTGCGGCGCCTGTTGTCAAGCCGGCAATTATCGTGCGGCTCGACTTCGCGACAGGCGCCGTTCGAGTGCACAGCGGCGTCGGAAACCTCTCTTTCGATTCCGAGACGTACACCGGCCTCGGCGCCCTTGGTGCTGTCGCCGACATCGTTGAAACCATCGACGGATCGAGCAACACCTGCGACCTGCAGATGGTCGCTTCATCCGCGTTGATCGCGCTCGCTCTGGGCGAGATCGGCGGCGCCCGCGGCCGACAGGGGCGCGTCTGGTTCGGCTCCTACGATCTATCCACCGGGCTCCTGATCTCCGACCCGATCATGCGATACAGCGGCGTCATTGGCACAATCTCGCACGATGACAACGGCGAAACGGGCAAGCTGGTGATCGGCCTCGTTGACGAGACCGGCGACCAGGAGCGCCCACGGACGCGCTACTACAACATGGCCGATCAGCAGCGAGTCGACCCAACCGACACGTCGATGAAGGGCGTGGTCGATCTGCCAAACAAGCAACTCAACTGGGGCAATTCCAAGGTGTTCACCGGCAACCCGCGCAGCGATGGCGGCGGTGGCGGCGACTCCACGAGCGACCAACTATGATCACGCGTCCCGAAAACTGGCCGGACCTCCTTGCCAATCACCTCCAATCCTGGCGGTGGAAAGAGTTCACCTGGGGGCAGACCGACTGCGTGCACTTCTGCGCCGACTGGCTGGCGGTCATCGGGTACTCGAATCCATTGGCCGGGCTCCCCAAGTGGGAAAGCGCCCTTGGTGCGGCTCGCACGTTCACCGCTCTCGGCGGATTCGAGCACGCGGTGCAGGCGCAGATGGCGGCGCTTGAGCTGCCAGAGATTCCGCTGGCTTTTGCGATGCGCGGAGACTTGGCGATTGTCCGCATCGACTCCGATCGACTGGCGCTCGCGATCGTCAACGGGCGTGGCGCGGCTGTTCGCTGCGAAAACCTTGGCGTGTCGGAGATTCCCTACATAGCAAACGCCGTCCGGGCGTGGAAGGTTTAACATGCCACAAGCAATTCCAGCCATCGTCTCTTGGGTCGGAACGGCGCTTTGGTCGGCGAGCTGGCTTACTGTCGCGAAAATCGCGCTTGTTGTCGGCTCCACGATCTACTCGCGCAACCAGGCGAAGAAAGCGCAACGGGCTTTTGCCTCACTACGCGACCAGGGCACGACTGTCACCTTCTCCGACCCGATGGCGGTCTCTGCGCTCGTCTACGGCGAGTGCCGGATCGGCGGCGTCGTGATCCACGCGGAGACTACGGGCGCAAGCAACAACTACCTGCACCAAGTCATTGCACTTGCGCCCCACGACCTCAGCGAGATTGATGACATCTACTTTGGCGACGAGGCGCTTGGGATGCCGTGGAATAGCGGCAGCCCATCGAATCAGCCGGACGTGACTTCGCCCTACTACGGCAAGACCAGAATCAACCGAAAGATAGGCGGCGGATCCGCCGACTCTGAACTTGTCGCCGAGTCTGGTGGCGGCTGGACGAGCACGGACAAGATGACCGGCGTTGCGTCGCTCTATGTGCGCACGCAGTGGGACGTTGACGTTTTTCCGCAGGGGCTCTCCTTCAACATCTCGACCGATGTGAAGGGAAAGGAGTGCTACGACCCGCGAGACACGACGACGGCCTACAAGAACAACAACGCGCTGGTGCTGCGGGACTACCTTGTCGAGCACCTTGGATACCCAAGCTCCGAGATCGACGATGACGACGTAACGGCAGCGGCGAACATCTGCGATGAGTCCGTGACCATCGCCGACGCTACGACTCAGGCGCGCTACACCTTCAACGGCCGCATCCTGACCGACACGAAGCCGGCTGATGCGCGGCAGATGATCGCCCGCGCAATGGGCGGCTGGTGCGCGAAGATCGGCGGCAAATGGCGCATGGAGGCAGGCGCGGCGAAGTCCTCCTCCCTTTCGCTCACCCCTGATGACTTCATTGGGGAGGTCGAATGGCTGAACCAAGACCCGATCTCGGACGCCTGCAACGCCGTCCGCGTAACCTATCTTGACCCGCTGAACAATTGGCAACCGGCCACGGCACCGCTGGTACGCAAGATCGTCACCGCTCCCAACATCACAGCGGGCGCACGCTGCACGATTGTCAGCATTGGCACCACGAGCTTCACCAGCATCGGCGCGGCTTCGAATACCGTCGGCGTCACCTTCACTGCGAGCGGCGCGGGCACCGGCACAGGCACCGTTGATCCGTACTTGGGCGAGGACAACGGCGTCGAGCATGTCCGCGACATCGATCTGTTCGGCGTGACCAACGAAGCGACGGCGCTCCGCTTGGGCCGCATCGAGCTGGAGCGCGCCCGGCATGGGCTCACGTTCACGACCCAGACGGGGCTCAAGGGGCTCCAGGTGCAGGCCGGCGATTGGGTCGACGTGACGTTCTCCCGCTACGGATGGAGCTCGAAACTGTTCGAAGTCGTCGAGCATCGCACGGTCCACGAGGTGCATGAGAGCGGCATGTTCATCAGCATCCGCCTTGTGCTGCGCGAAGTCTCATCCGCGATTTACAGCCGCACCGCCGCGGACGAAACGACCGCAGACCCGGCACCGAACACGACTCTGCAGAACCCGCGCGACGTGATTGCCCCGGTGCTCGGCACGCTCGAGAGCGACGACGATCAACTCACTATCGACTCACGCGGCCAGGTTGTGTCTCGAATCAAAGTGCCGTGGACGTGCGCGGATGCCTACGTCACGAGCGGCGGAACGTTTGAAATTGAGTACAAGCTGAGTGCCGACACCGACTGGCTCCCTGCGCCCATCGCTCCACTGAAGGGCAGTGACGAAGTGGCGTGGATTGGGCCGGTGGTTGACGGCGAGGACTACGATGTGCGCATTCGGGCAGTCAACGGCATCGGCGTGCACTCCGATTGGGACACGGAGACGGCGCACACCGTGATCGGCAAGAGTGAAGACCCCAACCCCGCGACAAGCCTTGCCGCCGAGGCGATTCCTGGCGGCGCTATCCTCACGTGGACCGAGCCGACCGACTTGGACATTGGCGAGTACTGGATTTACGAGAACACCACCAACAGCATCCCGGCTGACCCCGAGTTCAAGATCGCCGCGCCTGCCACCTCATTCACGCGCAACGGCCTCGATGCTGGCGACGTCTACTACTGGTGGGTCAAGGCCGTGGACACGAGCGGCAATGCGAGTACGGCGGCAGGCTCTGTCACGGTGACGGTGCTTCCATCTGCCTCGCCGACCTATCTCTTCGCGGGCGTCTATTCCGCCTCGGACACCTACTACTGCAACGCCGAGGTGGTCAGCATCGTCAAGCACAGCTCCAGCTACTACAAGGCGAGCAACGCAGCAAAGGACGGGCTGGCAACATGGAGCACGCCGCCGACCGACTGGACCGCGATAACGTGGATTCCGGCGCTCGCGGCTACGGATTTGCTGCTGGCAAAAGACGTGGTCATCCTCAAAAAGCTGACGATGGGCGACGGCGCAACGGCCAACGCTGGCATCATCACGGACGCGAGCAGCACGAGCCACACGAGCGGCACAGGCTTCCACCTGAACCCGCGTAACAGCTCGTACAGCAATCTCGCGACGGCGCGTTTTGGCAGCACGTCTGGCTATTACATCGGCTTCGACGGCACGACCGTGGACACGGTGCTGAAGACCTTCACGCTGAAGCCGTCTGCCAGCGGCGTACAGTTCGTGATCGACACCGATTCGAGCTTCGTCGGCCCGAATCCTCCCGCGCGGATGACGTTCGGCACGATGCAGGCGCTGAATAGCGGCACGGCGACTGCGCTCAATTTTAGCTCCGCCTCAGGCAGCGGCATTCGCTGGACCGGTGGGACTGGTTTTGCGATAGGCGAAAGCTTTGTCTCGACGTTCCAGATCGACACAACCACGGGGAACGCATTCTTCAACGACCTCGACGTTGACGACGACCTGACTGTGGGAGGCGAGGCGACGGTGACCGGTTCGGTTACGGCGGCCGGTTTCGCTGCAAACAACGCCGGCACGTTTGAATTTCTCGCCGCTGCGGGAAATGCGGCCGTCTACGTGCGGAACCAGAATTTCGAGGTTCGCGATGCGGGCGGCACCTATAAATTTCAGGTCGACAAAACGACGGGAGGCACCGTGATCCGGGGGGCGCTCCAGGTTGACCTGACCGGCAACTTCACCGGCGCCCTCTCGGCCTCTTCGCTCTCCACCACTGCGCAGGCCACGATCGGCGGCAACATCACCATCGGCTCTGCGGCCTCCGCAGTCATCAATCTCCACAGCGACGTAAACCTGTACCGGTCGGCCGCTGACGTGCTGAAGACGGACGATGCGTTTCATGCGCTTGGGCTCGGTGCGTTCAACGCGATCTCTGCGTACAACGGATCAACCTCGGATTACGTTTTCCTCACCGGCGCTTCGGTCGGTGCGACCATCGTCAAGGGCATCCCTCTTCGTGTCGCGACATCAGGCGGCACGCTGAAATTCGAGGTCGATCCCGCCACCGGGCAGGTATCCATCGCCAGCAACAAGGTTCTCTCCACGCGGTACGGCAGCACGCCTGTCACGCTCGCCGACGTTATCGCAGCACTGCAACACCACGGACTAGTCCCATGACGTACATCACATACTTCCTCCTGATCGTGATCGACATCACGTTCCCGCCGGCACCTTGGCTCTCGCAGGGGCTTCAGCCGCCGAGCGTGCCGCCTCAATACGTTTACGTACCAATTGCCCCCGGCACCAATCTGCAATTCCAGGGACCGGTGCAGAATCCGCCACCTGCGCAACCGCCCGGCCAATCCCGCTTCTTTCGCCACTACCACGGAGGCCGCCGATGAGCACCGACGAACAAATCGCCAAGCTGAACAAGGACCTCGCCAATATGCGCAAATTGGCGCAGGACCACCACAACGCCTCCCAGCAGCACCTTGGGGCCGCGGCCTACATCGAGGGCCAGCTCGTTGAGTTGCAGGCTGCCAAGGCCACGCCTACGCCGCCCGCAGCTTGACCACTTCCCCCGCCGCGGCCGCTCCCAGGGCGCTGGTTTCGCTTTGCGATCACCCCGTAGGCAGGCCCGTGTCTATCGCATCGCGGGCCGTTTCGCCTGGCGTGCGGCCTGATGCCGTAGCCACCGCAACGATACGCGCAATCGTGCCGGGCTGCATCCTCCACGGGAGGATTTCACCTTTGCCTGTGGTTTTTGGGCGGCCGGCGCCGGATCGTTTGCCGCCGCGGGCGGGCTTACGGGCGATCATTCGAGGATGGATTTGCGGATGCTATACGTGCTTCGGTAGGTGCCACCTCGAAACTCATCCTCAAGGCGCACGGTGAAACGACCGTCGGCTCCGTTTGCGCCGCCATCGCTGATGTAGCGGTGCGCCTGCGTGCGGCTCTCGAAAGAGCAATCGAATGTGGGGATTTCGCCCTCTGGGGGCCGGCGGAACAAGACCGCGAATTTATGATTCTGCGGAATATCGTGGCCAATGGTGGTTTTCATAGGGGGCCTCAGGTGTGGTGGAGAGCCAGCGCGGCGGCGCGGGCGTAATACCGCACTTCGGCGGCATTCTCGCGAGCTGCGGCCAGCGAGAGGTTGTGCTTTACTACTGATTCCTGCTCGGCCTCGAATGCGAGCTGGTCCCCGTATTTATGGGCCTCGGCGAATGAAGGCTTGCGACCCCCAAAGTGGGCGCGGGCGGCTTCAAGGGCGACTTTGTGGTTATGGGCTTCAGCTTGGGGGGAGGTGATCATTTTGATTGTCTGTCTCGGGCCTGATTGCCCTTCGATGCATCCACCCTGATAGCTCATTTGATTAGTGCAAGCACGAATTGAAAGAATGAGGGTGGAATCCGGGCGCCTTGATTGTAAGGCCGACGGGCGGGCCTACTTTGGGATCTCACATAAACCGAGCGCCTGAGCCTGCCGGGCAAGATCGATCACTGCTTTCTCGACTGCCTCACGGGCCGGCGCTCGCGGCGCAGGAGGTAGAGGAAAGAGCCGAGATTTTCGTTTTTGTAACGACTATCGCGCTAACTCTCAGGCGTTTGCGCAATTGGCATCCCAGGGATGGAAGTGTTTATATAACTTTATCCTTTTCACTCGGGTTCATTTGTGGTCCTGGTGAACCCATGAGAAAGCAGAATCTGAGGCACAGCCTCAAGGTGCGAATCACCAGCCCGACGCAGGCCGGACTGACGCGGATTGCACGGGCGAGGCAGGTTTCGCTGGCGGACGTGGTGCGTGAGGCACTGCTGGCTTACTTGGCTGCGCGTCAGGCAACGGAAGAAGTCACGCCATGAAAGGCCGATACATCAAGTTTATTGCTGATCTGGACGGAGTCTTGTCGCTCGTTCGGCTCATGTGGCTGCAGGCCGCAAGCGACGAGGAGCGGGCGCACTACCGGAACAAGATCGATGCGCTGCTGGATCAACGCCTCGAACTCATGGCCGAAAGGGATGCAGCATGAGTCCCACCGCCATCATCACCATCGGCCTCCTCCTCGTGGTCTGCTCGTCCGCCATGATCCTCGTGGCGCACTTCGCCGAGCGCCGGCAGGACCGGGCGAAGCGCCTCGAATGCCTGAAGGACCCCATCAACTGCAGAACCATTCTCAAGCGATGATCTCCAATCACTCACACTTCATCCGGGCGCTCAGCGCGGCTCACGATGAGACAACGGAGTCTCGTTGCATCGCGATGGCCGACCGGGCACGGGAGCGACTGCAGAAAGAGGCGGCGACCCGCCCGCTGCTTCTGGCCGAAATGCGCAAGCAACGCGGCCGGGAGCGAGTCGATGCTCCCGAGAAGGGCAAGGGCTATTGCTACGGCGAGGGCACGCAGCGCATCAACGGGCGGTCCACGCTGACCCCTGCCGCGCTTGAGCAGGTGCGGGCCTACATCGCCGACGGCAGCAAGCGTCCGACGCTCTTTGCAGCAAAGGCTGGCATCGCACGGGCAACTCTCATTCGGCACGCGAAGATTCTACGAAAGGCCGCACAATGACCCCCGCCCTTGAGCCAATCAAAGCGCCGTTCCCTTGGTTCGGCGGCAAATCACGGGCAGCCGAAATCATTTGGGCGCGATTCGGCAACGTGCCGAACTACGTCGAGCCGTTCGCTGGCTCCCTCGCGGTCCTGCTCGATCCGCCGTACTCAGCCGACGAGCACTCTGTCACTTACAGCGCCGCGTCGGACGTTGCCGCACAGGTCCGCGAATGGGCGATTGCGAACGGCGACAATCACCAGCTCCGTATTGCGCTTTGTGGGTACGAGGGCGAGCACCCGATGCCGATGAGCTGGGAGTGCGTGCCGTGGAAAGCGCGGGGAGGGTACGGATCACAATCAGACGGGCGTGGACGTGAGAACTCTGCGCGGGAGCGCATATGGTTCTCTCCTGCGTGCATTCAAAAGACAGATCAACTTTTCCCAACATGAGCATGACCGCCCTAATTCGCGGCGACGACGGCGGGCTGCACGTGCGCCGGTTCTCTTCTCAGGAGGATGCGACGCAAGCCTGCGCGGCCCACGAGACCAGTCTCTTCCCGGTCATGACGCCGGACATCATGGCAAAGCTGATACGGGTCGCACGCCGCCGGCGCATGGAGCGCAGGGGCGCGTGGCTGACTGCCCTCCACAATTTCCTCGCCGGCAGTGGCGCCGGTGCTGGCAGAACCGCAAAGCGGGCCGCGGAGGCCGGCGAGGTAACCAATTTCGTCAGACAACAAAAACGCCCGCCGGGCATGGCGGGCGACTAGAGAAAACCAATACAATGGCAAAGAAAGCACCACCGGCCACGGCCGGCAAGACTGAATCCGCGGGGGCCACACCGGCTGCCGCTCCGATCCGCCCGCCGAAGAAGACGGAAATCAATCTGCGGGTCGAAAAATTGAGAATCGCCAAAGACGCGCTCTTCAAATCGGTCGGCCTCTCTTTCGACGGTTCGCACGTCAGCGACAAGGCCATTTTTAAGAAGGCCGGCGGCAGCATCCCTCCGGATGGTCCCGCGCTCTGGAAGTTCGACGTGGTCATGGCGGAAATCGCCGCCGCCACTCCCGAAGCAGGACAGGCCATCATCAAGCGACTCGGCATCAACTGGAAATAACTCACCATGCAAATCCTCAAAGGAAAACTTCAAGCCCCCGTCCGGGGCATCATTTACGGGACCGAAGGCATCGGCAAAACCACCCTTGCCGCCGAACTGCCCGACGCCCTCATTCTCGACACGGAAGACGGCTCCAAGCAGATCGACTGCGCACGGGCTCTCTGTCTCGACTGGCGCTCCATCGAGCACGCGATCAAGGACCTGATCAAAGACGATCACGGCTTTAAGACCATCGTCATTGATTCGGCCGATTGGATGGAGAAGGCGCTGATTGATCACATGCTTCGCCTCTCGGGCAAGGCGTCGATCGAGGACTTTGGCTACGGCAAGGGCTACACGATGCTCGCCGAGCACGTGGTCAAGTTCTTGGCCTTGGTCGATCAGCTGATCGCGAAGGGCTTGCACGTCGTTTTCGTGGCTCATGCCAAGGTTCAGCGGGTATCCCCGCCCGACGAGACTGACGGGTACGACCGTTACGAGCTGAAGCTGACCAAGCAAGTCGGGCCTCTGCTAAAAGAGTGGGCCGACATGATCTTGTTCTGCAACTACAAGATCCACCTAGTCGAGGGCACGGACAAGAAGATCAAGGCCCAGGGCGGCAAGGAGCGGGTCATGTATTCGGAGCGCACTGCCGCATGGGACGCCAAGAATCGCTTCGGCCTCACCGAAGAGATGCCCATGAAGGTGGAGGAGATCGTGCACGTCTTCACCGGGGCGCAGGCTCGCACTTCGAAGCCGGTGGAGAAGGCCGCAGAGAAGCCGGTTGAAAAACCCTCGGAAGAAAAGGCCGACACGATCACCGCCGAACAGATCGAAAAGCTGGAGCTCTACCTGAAGAACTCCGTGGGCAAGCCGATCATCATGCGGGCGCTCGAAAAGGTTGAGGCCGTTGACGTGGGGGATCTGGCCGGAAGCCATGCCGCCGAGCTTATCGCTGAGGTTCAGAAGGCCATGAACAATCCGGTGCCGCCTGGCCTCTCGGGCTTGTTCGAGGCCCATGAGGATCAGGTGAACAAGTACCTCGTGTCGATCAACTGGATCGCCACGGGCAAGACGTGGCGGGATCTCTCTGCCGAAAATCTGGAGATCATTAAATCGAAGACGGCCCGCTTCATGAAGGCGGCCGGAATCAAGGAGGCAGCGTGAACGCCCTCGTCCTCACTCCCTCCCTCGACGACACGCAAATCAGCGTGCTCGATGGGGTACGCCAAAACCGGGACGAGCTTCTCAAAGAAGCCTCTGCACTCACGACGATTCAGGACCGGCTGGACGCTGACGATGCGACGCAAGTCCTCAAGCGTCTCTCCGATTTCTCCAAAGAGATCGAAGCCCAGCGCACGGCCGCCAAGGCGCCAGTTCTGGAATTGGGAAGAAAGATCGACGCCCTCGGCAAAGAGCTGGTGGCGTCCGTCGATCAGGAGAAGACCCGCCTCTCACGTCTGGTCGGTGCGTTCGAGTCCGAAGAACGCCGCAAGGCCGACGAAGAGCGCCGTCGCCTGCAGGATGAGCAGCTCAAGATCCAGCGCGAAGCGGAGAAGCAGGCGATGGAGGCCGCGAAGCAGGCGAAGACTGAAGAGGCCAGAGACCGGGCCGTCGATCAGGTGGTCACCAAGGCGCAGGAGAAGATCGTGCAGGTACAGCAGCAGATCGTTCAGGCCCAGGTGAAGAAGCCGGAGGGCAGCAAGCTCCTGAAGAAAATCTGCTTCGAAGTTCTGGACGTTCGAGCCCTCCACGCAGCCGAGCCCAACCTCGTCACCCTCGAGCCCAACGGCACGGCCATCCGCGCCATCCTAAAGCAAAATCCCAACCTAGTCCTGCCGGGCCTCCGGCACTGGACGGAAGAATCACTCAGCGTTTAATCCCATGGCACAAATCACAGAAGCTGGCGACTACGCCACAAAGGTAATCACTTCCGAGTTCGGTCAATCGAACTCCGGCAAGCCCTTCTTTACGATGGAGCACGCCAACGATGATGGAGACACCATCCGCAGCTGGCTCTTCCTCACTGACGAAGCCCTTCCCTACACGGTCAAGACCTTGAAGGATGCCTTCGATTTTGACGGCAACTTTGAGAACCTATCCAACCAGGTGAATCAGAAGGAATGCCGCATCGTCGTGAAACTGGAGGAGTACGAGGGCAAGGAGCGGGCGAAGGTTCAGTTCATCAACAACATTAACGGCGGATACAAGGCGAAGAGCTTGGAGGGTGGCACTTCGTTCCTGAAGCAGCTCTCGGAGAAGGCCAAGCGCCTGCCCGTTGCGGCCGCCAAGGCTCCATCAAGAGCCGCCCCGCCGTCTAGGGCCGCAAGGAGCTCGACCCAAGACGACGACACCTCCTTCCCGTGATCCTTCGCGGCTACCAGTCACGCGCCGTCCATTTCCTACTCCCGCTCAAGCGCGGCTTCGTTGTCGCGCCTGCGGGCTCGGGGAAGACGCTGATCGCTGCCTCTGCGGCCTCCTCCGTGTTCCGGCCTTTCGACCGCGTGGTCTGGCTGGCCAACACGAGGGAGCAGGTGCAGCAGGCCAAGGATGCCATCGGCAAGGTCACCTGGCCGAACCCGGTGGAGATCGAAGTGCGGTGCGTGGCTGGTAAGCCGGATCTTTCGGATGCGGACATCGTGATTGTAGACGAAAGTCACCACCTTCCTGCCCTCAGCTGGAGTGAAGTTGTGATCAAGGCTTCCGGCATCGTCTGGGGATTCTCCGCAACGCCTTGGTCTGGGGACTGGCAGCGGGATGATTCTTTGAAGGCTTTCTTTGAGGGTAACTTCATCACAATCCCCCGCTCCGAAGTTCTGGAGGGTGGCTCGATCACGCCTGGCATCGTCCATACGCACGACCTCGACCGCGTGGGAGAGTTTCAGGCTGACATCGACCGGGAGGCGGCAGTTCTGGTGGCAGACCGTCGCCGCCGGTTCCGATTCACGCCCATCCATGAGCTGCAACGCAGGGCTCTCTGGGAAGTCACCCAGCAGAAGGTTCGGCTGAATCCCCGCCGGAATCAGAGGATCATCGATCTGGCCAACGAAGGGCAAGGCGTGCTGGTACTGGTGGGATCGATCGAGCACGGCGAGTTGCTTTCAGCGAAGATCAAGGACTCAGTCGTCGTTCATTCCAAGATGGGACTACGGAAACGGAAGGCCGCAATCGAAGCCGCTCGGCATGGGGCTTTGCGTTGCATGGTGGCAACCTCACTGGCCGACGAAGGGCTCGACGTGCCGAGGCTGGAGACAGTCATCCTGGCGGCCGGCGGGCGCTCTGCCGGCAAGCTGGAGCAAAGAACCGGCCGGGTCATGCGGCCATCAGAGGGGAAGCTGAGAGGCGTCGTGCATGACTTTGTGGATCGGGGGGCATCACTGGCCCATTCCCAATTCAAGGCCCGGATGCGGACGTACAAGAAACTCGGCTACACGATCCAAAAATGAGCACGTCTTTTTCGCCCCCTTCCGGCACGACTTATCGCACAGATGATGTCACGGAGTTCTTTCGACGGATGGGGATTCCTGCACCCGTTTTTGAACACAAGTTTCATCCCGTGAGGGACTGGCGATTCGATCTTTGCTGGCCCTCTGAAAAGATCGCGCTGGAAGTGCATGGAGGACTTTTCTCCGGAGGCCGGCACAACACGGCCCTCGGATTTCTGAAGGACATGGAGAAGGAAAACGCCGCCGCCCTGTTGGGCTGGCGGATACTGAAAACCACGCCCCGGCACCTGATTTCATTCGGTACGGCGGCAATGATTAAGGAGATTTTGAAATGACCGCCCCGACACCTGCCGTCTACTATGGCCCGCAGACATTCGGCGAAGGAGTGGCGCGCATCGAAGCGTTGGCCGCGCAGGGCATTACGCTCCCGGATGCCGTCAAGCGCATCACGCTGCGAATGGCGGATGCAGGCTACGGCGCCGAGTCAAAGCGTGTCTCAAAATATTTCCGTTTATCCCTGAAAAACTATGAAAAAAGTCTCGCGAGGCGCACGCCATAGCGCAGCGGTCAGGCGAGGTATCGCCGCTTACCGTGAGCCTGCGCACATCGCCACGGCGGCAGAGAGGCGGGCTGACGCGGCGTCTCGCAACGCTAGAATCTGGCGCGGCATGGTCGCGCTACTGGGCAGGGTTCGGGTGCCCATCCCTACACCGGATGAGATAGAAACACAGCTCAAGCATAGCTGGAAAGCCGGATACATTCAAGCCCTGCGGGACGTGCAACGCGAGAGGGAACGATTGGAAGCGCAGCGATATTACGACGCGCTGCCCCAAATCACAAATCAAGAGGCCAGAACGATTTCACATGCCTACGAACGATAAAACGAACCAACCCCTGACACCTGCCGCATTGAGGGCGGTGATGAAAGAGCTGTATCTCCGCGATCACGCCGACGACTACGCGCTGGCCGATGACCCGAGGGATGATTCCGAAATCCTCCGCGACCACATCCACGCCGTCGCGCAGGAGATGAAGGCCACCGCCGATGAAGCCGAAGACTCAAATGAGCACGAGGCCGCTAAATACTTACGCGTCTTCGCCGACAGACTGGAGGGAAAGCAAAATGAGAACACCTGAAGTTGAGGCCGCGATGAAACGCTCGGTGACTGACACCGAGCTGGTTGAAACAAAGACTCCACCATGGAACCGGGAGACGCTCGCTTCAGTGGACCGGCGCACCCTCGCCGCCGAGATCGAGCGGCTGGAGGTCGAACTTGACGCACTCAGGGCGATCCCCGGTGGCGATACCGAAATCTACGTCCTCGACGACGGTTCGCATGTTACCGGAAACCGTGCTGCTGAGTTGCTCGACGACGAAAAGACGCGCTCCGAAAGGGCGATTGGAGAACGCGAAGAACAGCGTCAACGCGCCGAAGCCGCCGAGGCGCGTGTGAACTGACTCATG